CTTATGGTGCTTGGCAGAGGGTGCCATTTTTGACTTCTTCGACAGAAAGCTGCACGTTACACAGAAGCCACCTGCTGCAGAGTATTTCATTGCTGCTATTGATTACGGCGCTAGCAATCCTTTCGCTTGTTTGCTAATTGGAGTGAGCACGGGGAAATACACCCAGGCAGGTAAGCATTTATGGGTTGATCAAGAGTACTATTGGGATCCAAAGAAAACAGAAAGAGGTAAGACTAACAGTGAATTCGCTTATGATGTATGCCAATTCCTACAAGATTACAATGTAAATCAGCTTTACATTGATCCATCTGCCGCTTCATTTAAAAGAGAGCTTCAGAAGCTTGGCCTAACGACTATAGACGCCAATAATGAAGTATTAGATGGAATCACGCTGATGACATCAGAGATGCGTAAGGGTAATCTAACAATTAGGCCTGGATGCGTGAACTTGATAAGAGAGATAGAATCTTATGTGTGGGATAAGAAGGCTAGCGAGAGAGGTGACGATAAACCTATGAAGCAGGGCGATCATTGCATCGACGCGTTACGCTATGCTATCGCCTCACACAAAGTAAGTGTATATCAGCCTTATAAGCACCAAGAGATGGCCGATGAGTGGAGAAGGAATAAATATGACCACTATCGTAAATAGAATTAAGCATTTTTTTGGAAGACATAAATATTACTGTAAAGAAGAACTTTCCGATGAAAGTAGAAAGATGGGATGTAAAATTTGCAAAAGAGAATGGCTTATGAGCGATAGGCTCAAGTTATTAATCCCGTGGGACGCAGACATGGAAAGGTTATACAGGGTTGACCTGAAGGAAAGAGTAGATGAGTGGAGAAGGAACAAGTATGACCACTATAGAAAATGAGGTATAAGAATGGGTATATATTGGTATGCATATGATGCAGAGGAAAATGAGTGTTTTTGCTCTCCGACAGATTTTTCCGGCAACGGCTGTATAAAGCCTAATAATCCATTTCCTGCAATGGTTATGATGAAAAATATGCGAGGGTATACTTTCGAATTAGTTAATGATGGATCATGGGAGATGCCGGATGGATGCAAAGATATAACGCAGCAAGTTTATAACGAGTATCTTGATTTAATTCCATGGGCTAAAAAATTTTACGAAAAGGAATGAGGGTTAGATTAAATCTATTGAAACGAACTCTTAAACATGGTATACTTTAATATCAAAGCATTTCAGGTAATGCTTTAGCTATGACTGAGCCTAGTCAGTTAGGTCATAGCTTTTTATTTTAGGAGTCTTCAAGTGAAAAAAGTTATAACATAGATTATTGGATGAAGTTTAGAGATTCAATCTATGAAGTGGGCAAACCATCATTCTCTATTGTTAGTAACGGGGAAGATGAGCATCCCGATTTCAATGTGATAAGAATAAGCGATTGTAAATTTAATGTATTTATTGATGTATCTTGTGGGCTAGATCGTCAAGATGCATTAAAAAGAGCGAAGGCTTTATGTGATGTTCTTAATGCAGATTATCCATTCATGGATATAGATATAAGGGACGAAGAAATATATCCATAGCAATCATCCACCTAGCTCGACGGAGCGAATAACGTTACCTCAACGTTGGTGGGTCTTTCAATTGAGGTTAACTACGAGGGGTTATATGTCCGAATGGATTGATGTAAACGATAGACTTCCACCTAATGATGTGTATGTATTGGTCTGCAGTCACCATATAAAAGCTAAAATGAATTTTGTTAATATCTGTAAAAGGTTTAACGAAAAGTGGCTTGACGATCACAATGAGGAAGAAATAGATGTAAAAAGATATTATATTTCGCATTGGATGGTGCTTCCCGACGACCCATCAAAATGTGTTGAAAGGAAAGAAAAAGAAGAAATCTTGGATAAAGCATGGATAACTATGACAAATCATATAGAATCAACAGTTAAAGAACATTTGAACAAAGATGATATCGCTCAAGAAATATGGGCTTCCATATCCAATGGAGTGCAGGAGTTCTTATGCGGGATGAACGATGACTTGTTTGAAAAGTTTATGTCCAACGCTTTCGAAAAAAAGATGCAAGATGTTGAAATCACTTTTAAGATGAGAAAAGATGAGTGATAGAAAAATTATTTCTGTTAAACGCCCATATTGAATAAATAAAGATTTTAAGATACAGTTACCTTTTAAGCTTAGGAGGTAACTTGTCTTTTTACGCACCGCCCTGGAACAACTCTCTCGAGCCTAATCAAGGAAACGTTCGACAATGGCTTGACAATCTATACAGCAAATTCCAGCCAATCGAACAGAGCCGATGGAACCAGGCCAATATTGATTCGCTCTTCTATGCAGGCTCTCAGACATTCGTCAACCGATATTTCAACTTCGCCCCCACTACAAGCTATCAGCAATACTACTTCAACCTATGCCAGCAGCCTATAAACATGCTAACGGGATACCAGAGGCAGCATAGAAAGCAAATCATTTACCAGGATATAGACGGAAGTGATCCAAAAACTACGGACCAGTATACTAAGCTTATTACTAGTGTATGTAATCGTGGATCTATTCACGAGCAGTTCTCCAAAGCCTGTGAGCTTTCCGCTGTATCTGGAATGGTTATGGTACAGCCTTATCTTGATTTTAACGGGGATGATCATGCTCAAGGTGAGCTCAAACTAAAGATATGGGAATATAATGCATTCTTGGTCGATCCTTACTTTCGAGAGCCGGATATGTCCGATGCCCAATTCATATGGTGTCAAGAGTACATTAGTAAAAAAGAGGCTGAAGAGCGCTTTCCAGATAAACTTGAAAATATTTCTCCAATGGCCGGTACGCCGCAAAGATACGGTTCGTTTTACTTTCTTCCAGAAAATTACAATATGGCGCGCAATGATCTTATGGTGCTCAGTTACGTATGGTACAAGTGGAAAAAGAAGAAAAAGAGGCTTTATAGCGAGAAAAGAAACCAATTCTTCGACTTTGCCGGTGGCGAGGAGAATCTTGAAGAGATCTTAAGAGGTATTCCAGACCTTCAAACGGTCACAGTTGAGGTACCATGTTGGAAACTAGCAGTCGTTCTTAACGAACAATTGATGTTCCAAGGTGAAAACCCAATGGGAGATATTAGCGCGCCAATGGTTCCAGTGTTTTGGAATTATGAACCACATGTTAATTACTATGATTTAAGAGTTAGATCATTAATTAGAACTATGAGAGATCCTCAGTTTCTTTTTAATCATAAGGTAATAACTAATAACGATATCGTTTCTGCAACAATTAATGCTGGCTGGAAAAGAAAGGTTGGAGCTGTAGCCAATGAAGACAACCTGAAGAAATCGGGGCAGGGATGGGATGTTATCATCAACGAAGGTTATGAGATGACTGACTGCGACAAGCTTATTCCATCGGCAGTACCTCAAAGCGATCTGGAATTAGCCCAGCAGATGGACGATCTCATTTGGAAAACAGCAGGTATTAATCTAGAGAATTGGGCAGGCCAGCAAGATAAACAGACAAGCACGCTAACTCAGATGATGAAGATGGCAGCGAACTTGATGGTATTCCAGAAATACTTCGATCAATGGGACTTCTCTCTTAAGATGATTGGCCAAAAGATGCTTCAGATCGTTCAAAATAATTGGAACGGAACGAAGGTAAGTCAGATGATCGGCGAAGAAGCCTCCCCAATGTTCTTTAGTCGCATATTTGGTAAATTCCATACCATGGTAGAGGAGGCCGATCTAACTCCAACATAACAGAATCTACAGGCCCAACAGATGATGGAGATTAATGAGAGATTTGGAAGGGAAGTGTTCCCACCATCTATGATCATTCCAAAGCTTAACATCACAGGTAAAGGAGAGATCATTCCATTTCTTAAGATGCAGGAAGAACAATCTCAAGCAGTCCAGTCAGAAGCGCAGAACATTCAGCATGCATTTGAAGAGATGAAAATGAAAGAACTTATGGCTAAAATCCATAACCAGCTCTCTATGTCTAGAGAAAGAGATGCAAGATCCGAGTCTAATGTTGGCCTATTCGAAGAGCGTATGAGTGAGATTTCTAAGAACCATAGCATGGCAATGAAAGAGAAGATGGAAGCTCTTACCAAGCTTTTGGAAGCAGTGCAGAAGTATGGTGAGATTGAAACTATACTCAAGTCAAATCAGTTAGAATCTGTCACAATGGATGACGAAGAGTATGAGAAGAATGCTCGAATAGGAATCGAAAAGCAAGAGGCTGCTAAGAAGTTCTATCAGCAATTAATGGCGCTTCAACCTAAGCAAATACCGGATACAGGACAACAACAGCAGACTCAACAAGAAGCTATGTAAATATTAAAAGAAATGCTATAAACAAATTAAGCAAAGAAAAAGGAGAAAATCATGAGCGGCAGAAAAATTGACGACCATTCGTTTTGGGCTGGATCTAAAGGAAAAGATTCCGTATTTCCAGATGGTCCACATAAGACGAAGAATGAATCTAGCGCCGAAGGTGTAGGGGCTGTTATGAAATATGAAGACACTACGGAAGCTATTAGAGCTACGCAAGTGGAAAGCGGCAAGAAAGTAAAAGCACACCCTATGAAGCAGCCGGGCTATAGAAACTAAACAAATTAGAATACGCTTGGCCCGCGCGGGCACGTACGTGCGTTAAAAATTGATGTTTCGGTTTGATAAATTCTATCGATATGACTTAAGTCAAACATATAAGATAGGGCATTAATTACTGG